CAGCAGCCAGCGGGAGGGCGGAGGGTACCCCGTACTCTGACCCGCCGCCAAAGCCGCCCTCCCGCCCTGCCTTTTGGAAAGGGCGGCGATTTAGCAGGTGCCGGGCAACGCGACGCGATGGTACGCGACGAGGGAGCAGGTCAAGGCGGCGGTCGGCATCGCCGGTGCGGACCTCGACGCCCTGATCGACCAGTACATCGAGTCGGCGTCGGCTGACACGGAGAAGCTGCTGGCGAGCCGGCGGTTCATCCCTTACATCGCGACGCACGTGTACGTGGTGCAGCGGTGCGAGGCGCCGAGCCAGCCGAACGTGCTGTACGTCGAGGATCTGCTGTCCGTGACGAGCATCAAGATCGACGAGGACGCGGACGGGCTGTTCAGCGACGAGACGGGGCTGGCGGCGACGGACTACGAGCTGCTGCCGCGGAACGCGCCGTCGATGGGGACGCCGTACAACGCGATCGAGCTGACGAGCTACGGGACGAAGGCGTTCGCCCGCGGCTCGCGCGTGCAGGTCATCGGGACGCATGGGTACGCGCAGGACACGGAGGCGGCGGGGGCGCTGGCCGAGGCCGACGACGGCGTGGAGCTGGCGCTCAACGTGACCGACTCGTCGCTGATCGGCGTGGGCGACACGATCCTGATTGGCGCGGAGCAGATGTTCGTGTCGGCGAAGGCGCTGCTGGACACGACGGCGACGCTGAACGGCGCGCTGGCGGCGAACAAGGCGACGACGACGGTAGCGGTGAACACGGGGACGCTGATCAAGCCGGGCGAGGTGATCACTGTCGATTCGGAGCGGATGCTCATCGAGAGCATCTCGGGCAACAACCTGACCGTGCAGCGGGCCTACGACGGGACGGTGCTGGCGTCGCATCTGACCGCGACCGCCGTCTTCGCGCCGCGGACGCTGACGGTGGTGCGGCCGGTGAACGGCACGGCGGCCGCGACGCACGCGGACGCGACCGCCATCTCGCGGTACGCGCCGCCGGCGGACATCGTCGAGTACGTGCGGGCGTCGGCGATCGCTCACCACCAGCAGGGGAAGTCGGGCTGGACAGGCGTGATCGGCGGCGAAGAGGGAGCGGTGGAGACGCGGATGTTCGGCCTCTGGTCGATGCGGGAGAAGCTGCGCGTGAAGTACGGCAAGGTGGCCGCCTGATGGCCTACAACATCGACGTGACGGTACGCGGGCCGTTCTTCGACAAGAAGATCGACCAGGTCGTGCAGGACGCCATCGTGGCGGAGGCGCTGGAGAAGATCGGCGCGCGGACGGAGCGCGGCGGCCGCGGCCTCGGCTCGAAGCGCAACACGATCAGCCTTTCGCGGAGCGCGCTGGTGCTGGAGGTGGCGTCGACGAAGCGCTTCCCGCGCACGCGGGGCACGTCGTGGCAGCGGAAGAACGTCGGCATCGTGAGGGCGATGGCCGGGCGCGTGCTGCGCTCGGTCGCGAAGCGGATCACGGCGGAGCTGTAGATGGCCACCGAAGCGACAATCGACGTGCAGGCGCGAGCGCGGGGGCTCTGGCTCATGAAGATGGCCACGGTCGTGCTCAGGCTCCGGCGCCCGCGCGCCGTTGTCGGGCGCCTGGCGGCATGGCTCATCGACGGCAAGGTCGGCGTCGATGTGCGTGCCGGCAAGGGTAAATGGGATCGCAGCGGTCGCGTGAAGGCGGAATACACCGATGGCGACGAGTAACCGGGATGCGTGGGTGGTGATGCAGTCGAAGCTGCAGGCGATGGGCTACGTCGTGAACAGCATCGTCGGCGAGCCGCGCTCGGGGCTGCAGTCGGGGCTCGTGGCGGTGATCCCGGGCCCGGGCGACATCCCCGAGGTGACGCTGACGGGGCCGCGCGAGACGCACAGCGTGATCCTGCGGATGTACCAGCGCGTCGAGGAGGAGCCGCAGGAGGAGGTCGAGTTCGAGCTGGACCAGTTCCGGGCGAACATCCTGTCCGACATTTTCGGCGACTTCGAGCTGGGCGGGAACGTTGCGTACGCGCTGCCGACGGAGTTCGCCTGGGACTACGACACCATCGGCGCGCAAAACGCGAAGTGGCGGGTGATCGACCTGACGGTGGCGTACCGCATCGACGACCGGGCGACGTTCGCGGCGTAAGGGGAGAAGCGATGCCGGCAGCAGTGAAGAAGTACAGAGCGCTCACGGCCCTGAGCCTGCGCGCCAGGCCCGACGTAACGTGCGAGGACTGGCTCGAGTGGAAGCAGGGCGAGGTATTCACGCCGCCGGCGCACTTCCGCATCGACAAGGCACTCGAGCGCGGGATCATCGAGGAGGTGAAGACCGATGGCTAAGGAATCGGGCCTCGGGGATCTGCTGTTCGTCGATGGGGTAGACCTCTCCGGCGACGTAGGCGCCGTGCAGCGCATCGGGGCGCCTTCGGCACCGCTCGATGTGACGGCGATCAACAAGAGCGCGCATGAGCGGCTCTACGGCCTCTTCGATGGCGAGATCGCCTTCAATGCCTTCTTCAACGACGCGGCGGCGCAGGAGCACGCCACACTGAAGGCGAAGGGCAGCGGCGCCGACCGCATCCTGAGCTACTTCCACGGATCGGGCATCGGCGAGATGGCCGCCGGGCTCGTGGCGAAGCAGATGAACTACGACCCGACGCGATCGGCCGACGGGATGCTGACGATCGACGCGCAGACGCTCGGCAACGGCTTCGGTCTGGATTGGGGCGAGCAGCTCACCGCTGGCAAGCGGACGGACGGCGGAGCGACGAATGGGGCGAGCTGGGATAACGGCGCGGCGACAGCGCTGGGCCTGGCGATCTATCTGCAGGTGTTCGCCTTCACGGGCACCAGCGTCACGGTTGCGGTACAGGAGTCGAGCGACAACGGCGTCGGCGATCCATTCGCGGCGGTGACGGGCGGAGCATTCGCGGCGGCGTCCGCGGTGGGCGCGCAGCGCATCGTGACGAGTCTGACGCTGGCCGTCGAGCGCTATCTGCGGGTGGTGACTACGGGCACGTTTACGAACGCGGTGTTCGCGGTGAGCGCGTCGCGCTATCCGGTCAACTAGGGAGGTGACGATGACGCAGCAGTTCAAGATCGCGCTGCTCGACGACGGCGCCACGAAGATGACCTGCCGCGAGGCGCAGTGTGGACAGTACGAACGCGGCTGGATCACCGTCGTCGATGAGCGCACGGCCAGGGGCGCACGTCAGGCGCACTACATCCGCGCGGAGGCGGGGCGAAAGTTCATCGAGTTCCCATCCGAGGAAGCCGGCGAGCACCTGGGCGGCGAGATGGCGATGGCGATCGGCTGTGGGCTGACCGTCTTCAAGTTCTACGCAGGGCAGCCGTGCTTCGCGGCGCACGCGGACCGCGAAGTGATGTTCGTGCATCAAGAGGGCGAGCGGAGGCGGATGCTCATGCCGCGAGAGTTCAACGCTCGGTTCAATGAGGAAGCGGCGAAGGCCGCGGAAAGGAACTAGGCAATGGCGAAGGAGAGCGGCCTTGGGATGGCGCTGTCTGTCGATGACAGCGGCGGCACGCTGAGGGTGATCAGCAACGACGTGACGGACATGCAGTGGGGCATGCCGTCGGGCGAGCAGGATGTGACGGGCCTCGACAAGAGCGCGCACGAGCGGCTGCTGCTGCTGGCGGACTTCTCGATCACCTTGACGGCGGTGTTCACCGACCTCGCCACGACGGGCATGTTCCAGATCTTCAAGAACTACCGGACGATCCTCGCCGGCCAGGTGGGGCGCACGGTGACGATCGCGGCGTCGGGACAGAGCCTGTCGAACGAAGTGATCTTCACGGACTTCCCGTTCAGCAGGAATGCGGACGGCAGCCTGACCTCTTCGATCCCCGGCGTGCTGTCGGACGGCACCGTTCCGGTTTGGGTCTGAGCATGACGACGTTCAAGATACCGCGCAAGACGGCGCTCTTGCGATTCGAGGGCGAGTACGAGGGCGCGGAGGTGCGCTGCCGGCTGGATGTCGGCATGCGCACGGCGCTGGAGTTCGTGTCCATCGAAGACGCCGAGCCGAAGCAGATGATCGAATTGGTTGAGCGATTCTGCGGGAAGATCCTCGTGGACTGGAACCTCGTCACTGACGAAGGCGACCCGATCGCTCCGACGCCAGAAGCGCTGCTCGATCAGCCGCCCGGTTTCGTGATCGCCCTGCTGACGAAGTGGGGGGAGACGGTCGTGGCCGTCCCCGCCCCTTTAGGCGCGCCATCGCTGAATGGAAGCACGTTGGCGGAGGCGTTCGAGGAGACGGCACCCGCGTAGCGAAGCCGCC